ATGTATGCGGACAAGGATTCAAGAGGTCTGGTCTCGGTGTTCGAGATGGACAGACCTGAATGGTCGGCACTCCGTGGGGCATGCCAAATGGCCATGCAGCTGTGGGAGGTCCAGCTGACGGAGTTCGCGGGGCTTGAAACGGCCAGGATGCAGACTTGGGAGATTCAGCGCAAATGCCACCTTGAGCAGTGCGTAGGTTTCGCGAGGAAGCTGATACACGAGATAGACCAGGCGAACGCGAGAGTAAATGACGATTCCCGCCGGGGGTTGTTCGAGAACGTGAACAGCGGCCCCGCCTTAGACCCGTTTGACTTATGATTCCGGATTATGTAAAAGACCAGATCAAGGAGAGGGACATTGTCTCGATCATCCAGGGCGAGGGCGTTGAACTCAGGAGGGAGGGCAGCCGCTACAAGTGCTGCTGCCCTTTCCACGGGGAGAAGACACCTTCGTTCGTGGTGACACCTTCGAGGAACATGTATCACTGCTTCGGTTGCGGACGCACAGGCGACGCCATCAGCTTTGTGATGGAGCGGCGCGGCATGACTTTCTACGAGGCGGTGGAATATCTTGCCGGGAAGCTGGGGATAGAGTACGAGAAGAGGGAGCAGACACCGGAGGAGAAGGCTGCTGAGTTCAGAAGGTCACAGATGATGACCGTGAACAAGCTGGCGGCGGAGTGGTTCATCCAGCGCTACAGGGAGTCGCCAGGAGCCAGGGAGTACATCCTGAAGAGACGCGGGATCAAGGAGGAGACCGCCGAGCTGTTCTGCCTCGGCTACGCTCCTGAGAAAGGCGGGCTGAAACAGTACCTCACAGGGCTTGGCTGGAAGGAGGACGTGCTGCTCGCCGCCGGGCTTGTCAAGAGGAACGAGAATGACGGCACCGTCTACGACACGTTCAGGCACAGGCTGATGTTTCCAGTCTTCTGGACGAGCGGCTACGTGGCCGGGTTCTCGGGAAGGTACATCGGCGACAAGCCGGGTGTCCCGAAGTACCTGAATACGGGAGAGACCGAGCTTTACAAAAAGAAGGGGATCCTGTTCGGATGGCTTCAGGCCAACATGCAGATCTACGCCACAAAGCAGGCCTACCTTGTGGAGGGCAACCTGGACGTGTGCCGTCTGCATGAGATCGGAGTGAAGAACGCCGTCGCCCCTTGCGGGACGGCTTTGACCCAGGAGCAGATCAGCCTCCTGAAAGCCAAGGCCGAAAGGGTCACTATCATCGGAGACACCGACGAGGCCGGCGTCGAGGCGGTGCTGAAGAACGCGAGGATGCTGACGGAGGAGGGACTTTCGGTCAGCGTGATGGAGCTACCGGCGGATCTCGGCAAGGACGCCGACGAGTTCTTCCGGACGCACCAGCACGAGTTCGACGAATGCAACCTTCAGAGGACGCACGACTATATTCCTTGGATCTGCGAGAAATGGATGGAGGGAGCCGCGTCCCAGACGGAGAAGGCCGCCGTGATCACCGAGGTCTGCAAGCTGCTGGCGAAGGTACAGGACCAGAGCGCCGCCGACATGTACAGGGAGGCGTTCACCAAGCGCTACAAGTTCGGCAGGATCTGGACGCAGGAATATTTCAAGGCGAAGAATGACCAGGAGCGCTCCGAGGCGAAGGAGGACGGAACGAAGGAGATGCTCCAGAACTATGGCTTCTACGTCAAGAACAACTGCTACTACGGAGCTTCCAGATCCGGGAACGATGTGAGGTGGAGCAACTTCACGATGACTCCGATCCTGCACATCCGTGACGAGAAGAACGCCCGGAGGATATTCACACTGAGAAACGTCAAGCAGCAGGAGGCCGTGGTGAAGCTGAACCAGAGCGAGCTGGTCTCGTTCACCGATTTCAAGACGCGTGTCGAGACGGCGGGCAACTACGTCTGGGAGGCCACAGCCAACGAGCTCACCTCTCTTAAGAAGTTCCTCTACGACGGCACACCCTCAGCCGACGAGATCAAGCAGCTGGGGTGGCAGAAGAAATGGGGCTTCTACGCATGGGGCAACGGCGGATTGGACAACGGGACATTCAAGTCGGTTGACAAGTACGGGATCATCGACATCAAGGGTCAGAAGTTCTATCTTCCGGGATGCGCCCTCGACACGAGGGACAACACGCAGGGCTACCAGCTGGCGAGGAAGTTCGTCTACACGGAGACCAACAGCGTCTCGTTCCGGGAATATTCCGAGAGACTGATCACCGTGTTCGGGGACAACGCCAAGGTGGCGCTCTGCTTCCTCTTCGCCTCGCTGTTCAAGGACGTTGTGACCTCGGTCACGACCTCTTTCCCCATCCTTTCGCTGTTCGGACCCAAAGGCACCGGCAAGTCGGAACTGGGACACTCGCTGACTTCGTTCTTCATCGCCAACAACATCGCGCCAAACATCAACAACACGACCAAGGCGGCTCTTGCCGAGGCTGTGGCGGAGGTCAGCAACGCGGTGGTGCATCTTGATGAGTACAAGAACAACCTTGACCTTGAGAAGAGGGAGTTCCTGAAGGGTATTTGGGACGGTGCCGGGCGGTCAAGGATGAATATGGACAATGACAAGAGGCGCGAGACCACGGCTGTGGACTGCGGGGTTGTGATGAGCGGTCAGGAGATGCCGACCGCCGACATCGCTCTGTTCAACCGGCTTGTGTTCCTGACATTCAGCAAGACAACGTTCAGCGACCAGGAGAAGAGGAACTACGAGAATCTGAAGCTTATCGAGAAGCGAGGGCTTACGCATCTGACGAACCAGTTGTTGCAGTTGCGCTCCAAGTTCCAGACGGATTTCAGAAGGGTTTGGGATGAGACTTTGTCGGACATGAATGACAGGGTGCGTTCGTACAATGTCGAGGACAGGACACTGAGGAACTGGGCTATCCTGCTGGCGGCCTACCGGGCTTTGAGGACGGACATCGACGTGCCGTTTGACAGCGAGGAGATATTCAGGCTTTGCTGCAAGGGTTGTGTGGATCAGAACCAGAAGACTAAGCAGAACAACGAGCTTTCAGGCTTCTGGGAGATTGTGGAGAATCTGGTGGCATCCGGGCAGGCGTACATCAACATCGATTATAAGCTTTGCGCCGGGGACCGTCCGTTCGCCATCAAGGAGTCGGACGTGCCGTTCGAGCCGAAGCACGGAGTGCGGTACATCTATCTGGCTTTCCAGCGGCTTTCGGCTCTCTATATGAAGGAGGGCAAGGACGTGAACGGCAAGGTGATCCCGAGGGATTCGCTGAAGTACTATCTTGAGCATTCGCCGGAGTTCATAGGTACGGCCAAGTCGATGCGGTTCAAGCTGCTGGAGAACAAGACCTACGTGTCGAGCAATCCGGAGACCGGCAAGAGCCGCGTCACCACGGCGATGGTCTTTGACTATGACGCGCTGAAGGTCAATTACGGAATAGATCTGGACATTTCTACGGACACGTTGGAGATCGGTGACAACCGCACGGCGGCCAGCGCTCCCCCATCGGTCACCGAGCCAGCCGAAGCGGTTGATGCCGAACTTTGGGAGGAGTGATGGAAGACCTGAGGAGATATGTCCTGTATTCAAGGAAGCAGGAGGAGGCGTTCAGGAAAAGGTACGCCAATGTTATTGCGGCCAGGCGGCGGGCGTATGTGAAGTGGCTGCGGAGCCTCCCTCTTCTGGAATGGGTTGACTATCTCGTTCAGGTCTCACCACGAGACTACGAAGCTGTCATAGGCCTAATCTGCCTCTGTCATCAGGAACGCCTTGTCAGCATCACTTTCAGTCCCGACTACCGCCGGATCAGACGCGATCCGGACACCGACGAGGAGGTCGAGGCCGTTTTCGGAAAAAAGAAAAAGTAAAAATAATCGCCAAAAATTTGGTAAATGTTAAGAAATTCCTTATCTTTGTAGTGCAATCAAAACAATAACGGTAATGAGATACTCGGAAGTCATAAGGAAGCTGAAGAAAGGCGGATGCTCTTTCCTCTCGCACGGTAAAAACCACGACTGGTGGTTCAGTCCGATAACAGGAATAAAGTTCCAGATACCGCGACACAGCAACCAAGAAGCGAAAGACCGGACATTGGAGAACATAAGCAAGCAATCGGGGGTGGAACTATAACCCACCCCAATGCTTAACAAATATTTAATTAATCAAATCAGATATGAAGGCAAAGGTTTATATCGCGAGAGGTTCGGACGGAACCTTCGACGCAACAATGGAGTATAACAAAGCGATTCCATTCGGACTTCTCGGTCAAGGCAAGACAGCCAAAGAAGCCATAGAGGACTTTTACAACTCTTATGAGGAGGCAAAGCAGATGCTTGCGGAAGAGGGCAAAGAGTGTCCGGATGTCGATTTTGAGTTCTACAACGACGTTCCCTCTTTCCTCCAACAATATGCGTTTATCCTAACGCTTGCCGGACTGGAGAAAGTAACCGGAGTGAGCCAGACCATTCTTAGCCACTACATCAGCGGCTACAGGCATCCTTCCCCGAAGACCGTGAAGAAAATCGAGGAGGGCATAAAGAACTTCAGCCAAGAACTATCGTCTGTCAAATTCGCCTGATTGCAACCTGACTCAGGATAAGGCGAGTATCTCATTCACCGACAGGCGCGGCGGCATCCGTATGGACGCCGCCTTTTTTTGTGTCATACAGAAAGAGTCGCTGATATTTCATTAATTACTTACGATTTTTATTGGAAACAAGTGTGTGAAACGGCGATTTTATAATAACCAATCAAAAAGCGGAAGCGAAATAGCGGCATTTGCTTACACTTTTCAAATTTTATCCAAAACGGCGGGAAATAGGGAAAAACAGGGTGCTTATGCCAAAATTTAGCACAAGCGGAGCAAATTTCATAGTTATAACACTACAGAACAAATAACTAAATAGTGTTATCTATTGTAGTTCTTCAATAAATTACGTAAATTTGGAAAAATGATTTTTGCTGAGGAAACGAAAAACCCCAACTACACTAACTACACTAACTACACTTGAAGTAAATCAATGAATATTAATAAAATAAGGTGTAGTTGCGGTGTAGTTGGAGAACTACACTCCAACTACATTCAACTACACTTGGGCAGTCTCCAACTACACTAACTACACTTTTTGAGGTGTCAACTACACTTCAAAAATAGCTAACTAATTGATAATCAAACACCGCTTCAAGTGTAGTTAGTGTAGTTGATGTTTTTGCGAAAAATGTGTCCAAAATATTTAATGAACTGCGAAATGCTCGATGTCAAATTGAAAGTGGATTCGCCGATGATGGCGGATTATCTGGCTTATCTGTTTCCGCCGGAGAGGCCAGGCGGGCCGCTGAAGGTCTATGCCAGAAACAGCCTGGGCAAACTGCTTGTCGCCCATTGCAAGGTGTCGGAGTTCCCTCCGGAAGTGGAGGGTGAGAGGATCATGAACCTTGAGCTGCCGAGCGACACCGCCACCGCCGCCATGAGAAACAAGTTCCTTTATTATGACAGGTACGACACGGCGGCGCTGAACATGGCCGTCTCGGCCTACTTTGACATTGAGTTCAAGCAGTACTACCTCAAGGGCTTTGAGCTCGGCTTCCAGAAGAAGGACATCGTCACGGCGTTCATAGTCTCACGGGGGCTGTTCTCCACAGACAAGTTCGACACACTTCACAAGAGAATCTACCGGCGGGCGCAGCAGACGCTGGACAGACTTGTTGACAAGCTGCTGCAAAGAGTCTACTATTATGACAGAAGCATTAACTTAAAGGGTTTGAAAGATGATCAGAATCATTGACACACTACAGGCTCAAAGCCTGGACAGGCAGGACGGCGTATGGCACAGGCTGGCGCTCATCCCTGCGACGGCCACCATCGAGAGATCAGAGAAGGTCGAGGAGGCCGGCAGACTGGCCACCATCAAGATCAACGCATCTCTGTCGGAATCCTCGGAGGTTCTGCGGGACAACCTTGTCATCAAGGTCGGGTTCTGCCACGGGGGCGGCGAGATCTACGGCTCGGAGGACTTGCCGCTGACGTTCGAGATCAGCGAGACAAACATCCTTAAGATCTCCTGCGCCTACCAGTTCCCTGTTTATTAGTGTCCTTTCCTCGAAGAAGTCGCTCAGTATCTTTGCGTAAACATTGATCGAAGATGAAAGCTGACACATTCCAACTGGCAAGGGACATCGTGCAGGGGAAGTGGCTGGTCTCCAATCCGGACCGGCTGCTTCCCATCGCCCGCTCATTTCTTAACAAGACACCCGTGGAGATGGAGGTGAAGGCGGCAAGCGTCACCACGGTCTCCGACTCCGGTGCGCTGCCGGAAAAGGCCAAGCGTGTGGCCATCATCCCTCTTCACGGAACGATGACGAAGTACGACAATTGCGGGAGTTACGGCACAACGTTCATAGCTAAAAGGCTCCGGGAGATGGCCGATGACGAAAATGTCATCGGCATAATCCTGGACATAGACTCTCCCGGCGGCAGTTCGTCTGCCATCCCTCCGATGATCGAGGCGATCAGCCACGCGAAGGCCGCCGGAAAGCCGGTCTACGCACATGTGGACTGCTGTGCCTCCGCCGCCTACTGGGTGGCCTCCCAATGTGACGCCATCTACATGGACAACGACCTTTCCGAGGTCGGCTCCATCGGAGCCATGGCCGTGTTCATCGACAGCACGGCTGCCAATCCTATCACCGGAGAGAAGACAATTGTCATCTATGCCGAGGAGTCTCCGGACAAGAACTTCGCCTACAGGGAGGCACTTTCCGGAAGGTACGAGGCGGCGAAGGCCGAGCTGAAGCCGCTGGTGGATCAGTTCAGGGATGCCGTCGTGGCCGGAAGGCCTACCATCCACAAGGATCAGGACGGGGTTCTCTCGGGAAAGATGTTCCCCACCGCCGACGCGCTGCGCCTGAACATGGCGGATGCCAGGAAGACCCTCCACGAGACAATAGATGCGGTCTTCGCACTTGCAAGCATTTAACCAATCTTTTTCATAATGGACAAGAAAACTCTCAACAATTCCAAGATGGGTCGACTTGTGGCCCGTCTCTTCGGCAAGAGCGAGCTTGACGTCAAGGACGGCAAGGTCTCCCTTTCCGACCAGGAGCGGCAGAAGGTTCTGGAGAACTACGGCCAGGACTTTCTCGACAAACTGGAAAGCATCAACCTCGATGAGGAGGGTGATGCCGTGACCCTTTTCGACGCGGCTGTAGCCGCCAAGACGGCGGAAGCAACAGCCGCGCTGACAGCACAGATCAAGAAACTACAGAATGACGTTGTCTCTCTGGCATCTGAGCCGGAGCCGAAACCGACCGCCTCTGGAGCGGGGGTGCCGCCGCAGACGAAGGTCTTCAACATCAACATGGCCGCCGTTCACAACAAATTTGTGCGGGAGGCTCTTGATTCCGTCAATCCGTACGCCTTCGCAGCCATGGACGACGCTACCATCGACATCAATGATCTCAACGCGGAGTTCTCCATGGTGATGCCTCCGAAGATGAAGCTGGAACTGCTGAACAAGAGGATCTACAACGGATTCGACGACGCGAAGCACATGACCCGCATCCAGTCCAACACGGAATACATCGCCTCCGCGGCCATCATGTCAGAGGTCTCCCAGCAGTTCACACCGAAATGGACTCCTAAGGGAACGCCCAATTTCACTCCGATCAGGATTCCTTATCGCCGTCACAAGCTGAACGTGCTGATCCAGCCGGCCGATGTGCTCAAGAGCTGGCTGCTCTATCTCTACGAGCAGGGCAAGACTATGGCGGATATGCCTATCACCCGCTACATCATCGAGAACCACATCCTTCCTAAGGTGCTGGATGACATCACCATCTCGATGATCGCCAAGGGTAAGTTCATCGATGCTGGCGTTGTCGCTGACGGTGACGCGGGCAAGGCCGCCAAGAACTCTATGGACGGTTTCGAGACCATCCTTGTGGAGGGCAAGTCCGACGAGAATTGCAAGATCAACTACTACAAGGCGGCAGCCGACCCGATGTCGATGTCGGACTCCGAGCTCCTCGCCTACATCGACGGCTTCGTTGACAGCATCTCCGGACTGTTCGCACACATCGTGACCATCCACTGCTCCGAGCAGCTGCTCACCCGCTACAAGAGGGCGGACTTCGCCGTCAACGGCAAGTACACCGGCGTGGAGAATGACGGAAGCATCCGCTTCACCAACTTCCACCTCGTACCTCTGAAATCGATGTACAACTCCCCTATCATCTTCGCGACCCCGAAGGAGAATTTCGTGGAGCTTGTGGATTTCTCCAAGGCGGAGAGCTGCATCTCCAAGATCGAGGAGCAGAACTATGACGTGAAGGTGTTCGGCGAGTACGCCCTCTCTACGGGCTTCAAGATCGCCGAGGCTGTGTATGCCGCCGTGCCTGATGGCTACACTCCTGTCGAGAGCATCGTCTCCGATGTCCCTGACACCAATAAGTGGGAGAACGGAAAGAAGGCCACCCAGTCAGTAGACGGTGGCGCATAACGAATAATGACCAAGAATATGGCTTACGTAAAATCATCAATTCCTAGACCTGGTGACGGCGCTGGTTGCGCCGCCACCAGAAAATCCCAGATCATCCTGGTCGATGTGGAGGATGTCGAGACCGAACCTACACGCGAGGTCGGAAATTGCAACGTGACCGGTGACCTCACCCTGAAGGCCGAGGCCAAGGCCATCTCCATCTATGCGACCGCCTCCTCCATCCAGGTGACGGAAGAACTCTCCGGAGATCCTGACGCGGAAGGCATCAAGACCGGCATCGTGTTTGACCATCCGGGCAACTCGGTCGCCATTAAGAACTTCATCGAGGTGTTCAAGAACCGTGGCGTGATCGCCATCGTGCAGGAGTGTGACGGTACGGATTCCGGTCGCCCTCAGATCATGGGGCGCGTCTGCAACCCGCTCAGGCTCTCACTTGAGACCAAGATGGATGGCGAGGCCACGAAGAGGACACTCACCTGGAAGCAGGCTCTTCCTGACAAGTTCCTCGCCGGCGAGTATTCCGGAAAGATGCCGACGGTCGCCGAGGCCGCGGCCTCCGCTGTGGGAGGAGCCTAACGGATGGCCGAGGGTGACAAGACCAAGGCGGCTGTCAGGAAAGAGACCCCAACCGCCGAAGTCGCAGACGGAGGAGCCAGACTGGTTGTCTGCGCCTACGAGGGTACGGACATCCAGTTGCCCAAAGTCTGGGAGAGGATGACAGGCACAAGGCCTGTTGTCATCACTGTCGGACCAGATGACGACATCCGGGACATCCTCGCAGGAGTCATCGCCGACAACAGCGTCGCCGATGAGTTCGTCCTTGTCCCGGCCAACTGCGTCCCATGCGCCCCGATTTCCATCGGGGAGCTATCCTCGCCAATCGTGTTCGTGGATGTCGAGGGCAACAAGGTGTTCGGCGAACGGCTGCCGAAACCGTTCTCCAAGGAGAAACTGGTGGAAGCGCTTCCGGCACAGGATCAGACAGTCGAGGAGTTCCTCAGGGACTACTTCAAGAAGAATCTCCACCGGCCGGTCGAGGCCGGATTCCGCTTCGGCAACATCGTCACACCGGTGTACCGCGCGAATCCTTGCGAGCACATTGTCATCGAGGCGTTCGTCCGAAAGAAGTTCGTCTTCGCAACTCCTCAAGGCTATGCGGCCATCACGCGACTGATTGACCAGTACCTGCTGAATGAGTAACGAGATTGACAGATGGATAAGTTCGGGAGCCGAGGTCATTGAGGGACTTCGGCTCTTGAGTATATACGCGCCCAACAGGTGGCTGGACACTCTTGTCCGGAAGGCTCCGGAGGAATATTCACGGCTTCTGAAGAAGACCTTGCTTCCGTTCGCCGACGGGATCCCGTTCTCGCGGACACTGGCCAAGGGCGGACGGTTCCGGGAGGACTGGCCATTCCTGTCCGAGCCGGACTGTCCTACAGAGCTGAAGGCTCTGGCAGCGGACATGATCTCCTCCTGGCACAACTATGTCAACGCCCATGAGGATCTGTTCAGTTGCACCACTCCGGAAGAGTGCTATGAATGCGCCGAAAAAACGATAAGAAATTTTTCTCAAAATTCAAGTTCTCGCCTTGAATTTCAATACTATAAGGAGCATCACCGAATCCTCGGCAAACACCCGATCTTCGCCTTGACAAAGAAACTGGAGAATCTGAGACGAATGCCGATCACCGAGTTAATCCGGAAAAGGCGCAATGTCCAGGATTCCATCTGGCGCGCGGAGCGGGAAATCAAGAAAGGCGACCGCCCTGACCTGAAAGTGTCAAGAGAGGACAGGCTTGCGCGTCTGCGGATGACTCTCAATGAAATCAACCGAATGATAGAAGAATATGAAGGTACTGACCCCAAATCTACTCGATGATCTTTCTTCCCTTGCGGCACTTGGCTGGACAGATGCCGAGCTGGCCAGATTTCTGGACATCACGGAAAGACAGTTAGCGGACATTCTTGCTGATCCCACACCGACGGATAATCCAAACATCCGTGATGCCATCAAGCGCGGCCAGCTGGAGAAGAGAGCCAAGATCGAACTTGCCGTTGTGCGTGGAGCTGAACGTGGCGCCGCCGACTCCGTCGAGCAGTTCCGCGACATCGTCCGGGACAAAAGTTTCACCATCTCAAAGCTGGATCTGTTCGGCGGTACCGAGAAAGAAGGCGCGTTCGAAAAGATTCAGGAATATATTGCTTCCGGATCAAAGGGCAACCTTTCCGACAAGGAACAGATCTACATAGACCTGCTGACGCTGATATATTCATTGGACGGCCAGTATGGCAAAAGGAGGACGATCAAGTTCCTGACCAGCGCCCCTTTCGGCATTCCCTACCAACGGGCCGCGGACATATATTCAGAAGCCGTGGAACTCTTCTACTGCAACCGCAAGGTCTCCAAGGAGGCGATGCGCAACAAGATGGCGGATCAGTTCGACACACTCTATGTCGCCGCGAGGGACGCCGCCAAGACATCGAAGGACTATGCCGTGGCCGCTGACATCCTTGCCAACAAGGCCCGCGCCCTCCAGCTGGACAAAGATGATCCGGCCAAGCTTCCGGCTGAAATCTACCAGCCGATGTTCCGTCTGCTTTCCGCAACGCCAGAATCCATCGGACTTCCGGCAGCCAACCGTGATGAGCTGGAAAGGCAGATTGACACCGTGGTCGCTCCGGAGTCCGTCAAGAGACGGCTCAGGACCGATGCAGGCATCGTTGATCTCGACATCGTAAAATACCTTGAGGATGCAAAGGAAGAGAGTTAAACCTGAATCCACACAAGCCGCCTCCGTCCAGTACCAGAACCCTTTCGCCCAGATCGTGTCGCTGGCCGGCGCCTGTCAGAACCTCAATGTCGTGGGGCGTGGCGGAGCCAAGACAACCGACATCCAGGCCGAAAGACTGCTGGATGTCATCTATGATATGCCAGGAGCGCCCGTGGTCTGGGTGGCCGACACGTTCACGAACCTGAACGCCAACATCCTCCCATCCGTTCTGGAGGGGCTGGAGCGAAAAGGACTTCGTGAGGGTGTCCACTATGTCATCGAGAAGGAGCCGCCCACCTTTACAGATGCGGAAAAGGCTGGTCTCCCGGACTGGCTTAAGCCCCATTTCTGGAAACCGTTCAACAAGCTGGTCTCCTACAAGCGCACCATCATCTTCTACACCGGCACCAACATCCGGTTCGGTTCCCTCGACCGTCCGGCCACACTGGCCGGAGCATCCTATGTGTTCGTCTTCGGAGACGAGGTGAAATACTTCCGTGAGGACAAGATCTCCAATCTTCTGAAGGCGGTCCGTGGCTACAGGCAGGAATATGGCCACAGCGTCTTCTACCGGGGATTCAGTTTCACCACCGACATGCCAGACACCACGCACATCGGGGAATATGACTGGATCCTGAAATATGCCCACAATATGGACATCCCGGCCATCGTGCTTGTGCTGAAAGCCGGCCTGGTCTATAACGAATGCCTGCACGAGGCTGCCGCCGCCAAGGACAAATGGTTGAAAACCCACAGCGGCGAGGATCTTAACATCTACCGCGGCAAGTGCCGTGTGGCCGAGCAGTGGAAGGCGAGGTGGACGGAACTGAGGATGAGGAAGGAAGCCAGAACGTTCTTCATGCTCGCATCCTCGTACATCAATGTGGACATCCTCACTGAGCAATGGTTCGGGGATGCCATCGCTGGTAAGCTGCCTGACCTGAACACGACCATCCTGTCGATGCGTCCGTCCCTGGAATCCGGCGACCGCTTCTACACATCCCTTGCCGAACGCCACTTCTACTACGACGGCACGGATGAGGATGCCTATGACGGTTTCGGGCTGCTGGATAGGGAGGATTGCAGGGTGCTGAAATATCTCGATATCGACAAGCCATTGATGGCGGGAGTGGACTTCGGGAATATGTGTTCGATGTCCATCGCCCAGAACGACATCGAGAAGGGCCGTGCGTGCATACGTGTGGTGAAGTTCCTCTACACTTTGGCTCCCGAATATGTCCCTGACCTCGGAGAGAAGTTCCGCGCTTTCTTCGCTCCGATGAGGAGCAGAACCCTGATGCTGTACTATGACCGCGCCGGCAACGCCTACAAGTCGGTGGGAGAGGATCAGGTCAGCAAACTCAAGAAGTCCATCGAGTACGATGGGAACGGTCGCCGCACTGGTTGGACGGTGCAGCTGATGTCCATCAACCAGGGCAACATCGGCCAGCCGGAGGAATACTCGTTCATGCAGGAGATAATGAGCGAGCGGAATCCGAGACTGCCGGTGATCCGCATAGACGCCTACGCCGCCAAGAATCTAAAGCTGTCGCTGGAGAGGGCGAGGACTGCTGTGCGGAATGGTGTCGTGTTCAAGGACAAGAGAAGCGAGAGGCTGCCTGTCGAGCAGCTGCCTACCGAGTCCACCAATCCGTCGGACTCGTTCAAGTACCTCGTGATGACCAGGCAGCTTCGCGGCCTGGCAAGCGGGAATACGATGCTGCCGTCCGCGGCTGTCGATCCGAAGGCGGTCGGAAAGAGTAGCCGCTGACACACCCGCGCGCCATATATCACCCCGGAACGGAATCGCAATTGCGATTCCTCGGCAGGGCGGCCCGGGGTCTTCTTCGACCGAAAAAGGCACCGTTTCGCGCCCTCAGGACGCAAAGTACTGTATTTCACTCATTTGACGGGAAAATATTCATAAAAGAGTGTCTGTCTGCTGTGATTTCAACGGTTTCCGCTGTCGTTTTGGGCTTCAGCGCGCGCTTCAACAGAAGCCCCGGCCACCATGTTCCGGTTGTCCGGACGCACCCGGCGGCCTTCTCCGGTGTCCTTTATCCAGGCGTGGCTGATGCTAACTTTGTGATATGAACGTATATGAAGCACTGGCCGAGATGAGGCGACTGTCCGAGGAAGACAGGAGCTTCAGTTTCTCGTTCATGTCCTACAATCCATCGAAAGGCACGTCCGACGGCATCGTCTACGTCCACCGCGGGATCCTGCGGCACAGGGAGATGAAGGAACACAACAGGAACGCAGATCTCATCGAGGGGTACATGGATCTGGATACCGGAGAGCCGCGGCGTTTCTACCAGCCGCTTCTGATGACATTCAACGGACAAAAACTGATACTCGTATGAGCAGAATCGAAAAAATATCCGACCACACATCCGTTCTGCGGCTGAACGATGGCCGGGCTTTCGCGCTTTCCAACAGGAGGGACAGCAGTCTGGACTCCGTGTTTTGGATGGCGCAACAGAGGAACTGGGAACAGTTGCCCCAGACGATTTGCGGACAGAAGATCGTGCCGTTCGGCCACGACAACAATCTGCCGGTGCACCTAAGGGACATCCTGGACGAAAACAATCTTGGTCCGGGAATCCTTGAAAGGCAGATGGGGCTTCTCTACGGCCAGGGCGTGTTCCTAAACCGGCTGGCTTACCAGGAAGGAAACATCGTGCATAACTGGGAGGAGGACAGGGAGATCCAAGCGTGGCTGGACAGCTGGGACTATATTAGCTACATCAAGGGGTGTATGACCGATTACCTGCATCTGAAAGGGTTCTTCGATGCCAAGTATCTGGAGAAAGGCCGGAGAATAGGCAGGGAGCCAAAGATAGCCTATCTTGAGCATATTCCTTCAAAGAACGCAAGGCTGGAGTGGACGGACAGCAGGGAGATCAAGGACGTGAAACACATTGTTGTCGGGGATTTCGAGCATTCCTGCGTGGGGACGGGCGTAAGGGTCTATCCGGTCTATGACAGGAAGAATCCAGGACGGTTCGGAGCGTCGGCATCGTACAACCACACATATTCATTCGCAAGGGATTTCTATGCTGTGCCTCAGTATTGGGGAGCGTTGCGCTGGATTGTCAAGGGTTCGGAGATTCCGACCATATTCAAGTACGTGACGGACAACGGAATCAACCTTGCTTATCTGGTGAAGGCTCCCAAGGAGTACTGGGAGGAAAGGCGTGACCGTCTTAGGATGGTTCATCCGACTTGGGATGACACCAAGGTGGAGAACGAGATCAGCCGGTTGACGGAGGATCTGCTGTTGCAGATGCAGGATGTGCTCAGCGGCAAGGAGAACGCTGGAAAGTTCTTCTATTCGCTCGATATGCCGTCTGAAAGCGGCGCGGGGCGTGTGTCTTGGTCCGTGGAGGCGATAGACCAGAAGATGAAGGACTTTGTGGAGGCTCAGTTGAAGATCTCGGAGGCTTCGGCATCTGCGATCACATCCGGAATGGGGCTGCATCCGTCGCTGTCGAACGTGATGGTGAACGGAAAGCTGGCATCTGGATCTGAATTGTTGTATGCCTTCAAGCTGTTCCTGCTTTCGGACACGGAGATCGCCTCACAGACGATTCTGGAGCCGATCAACCAAGCGATAGCGTTCAATTTCCCTGGAAAGGGGCTGAAACTTGGGTTCTTCCACAAGCAGTTGGAGGCGGAGGACGCTTTGACTTCTTCGGCAAGGGTTAAAAATCAGTGAATATGATGGATTTGTTCAACAGAAACAGGGATGGTTCCAAGGAATTGGAGGATCTGACCGGCCAATGGTACGCTTCCTCTCCTTTCAGGCTGATCGAGACGGAAATCCGGTTCGCCACCGATGAGGTGGCGCGGCTTGTGAGTCAGGAGGTGGTCAAGGAGGCCGCGGAGGCTTACGATGAGGATGAGAAGCCGGAACTTGTGGCCGCTGTAAGGCTTCCGGTGGCGTGTCTTGCGTTGATGCGTTACGCCAAGCTTTCATCCGTTTCACACGAATCTACCGGCCGGAAGGTCAAGATCGATGACAATGAGAGAAGCCCTTACGAATGGCAGATAGACAGGGATGACAGAGCGATGAGGGAGCGGTATTTCCGGGCTTTGGACGCTTTGTACACCTACTTGGAGACTTCCGGCAACGAGAACTGGAAGGCTTCGGCCAAGAGGACGATGATAGGCGAATCCATTGTCAGGAATATTCAGGAGTTCGAGGCGGTCTATCCCATCGATGGAAGCTATTACGTCTATTATCTGTTGCAGGCGCTTGTGATCGAGCGGCAAAGGGCGGTCATTGAGCCGTTCGCAGGGGATAAATGGGCTTCGATTACTGACGGTTCGGCTGAGCCGAGGGCGCTTTCGCTGGCCAGAAGGGCGGCGATACTAAGTGCGGTGATCGTGGCGGGGACGAGATGGAGCCTAGAGGTGTTTCCTATCGAGATCGCAAGGCGGTTCTCCCCTACCTATCAGGGCAACAGGTCCAACCGTGTGGCCACGATGGATGAGATTGACTGGTACGTCGGCAATCTGAAAAGTGAGGTCAAGGACGCTTTGACGGATTTGTCGGCGCTGATCAGCGAAGATAAGGCGGATCCTAAGCTTTTGCCTGTGAATGACAGGCGGAACAAATTCTTTACCACCGAGTGATGAACACGATTGAGGTTTTCGAGACCGGTAAGGTCGTGCAGGTGCCTGGTTCGTGGAGCGAGATGACTCCGAAACAGGTGCGTGGGGTATTCCGGATCTTCGAGTGGTGTCTTAGGCGTGGGAAATCGCCGTTGGACTTCAATGTGAGGGTCTTGTGGATGCTGCTTGGGGTGCGGAGGACTGTCAAGGGATGGTTCACGGACATATTCAATGGCTCTTCTTCTGTCAGGGATGAGAATGTCTATCGGATGTGTGAGAAGTTTCTGGGGTTTCTGTTCTCGGAGGAGTCGGCGGCGTTGACGTTTGATTCGGTCGCGAATCCGATGCCGGTGGTCCGGTCGGGGCTTGTGAGGCTGTACGGTCCAGGGGAACTGCTTCAGGATCTGACTTTCGGGGAGTTCAGGCACGCATCCGCCGCAATCAACAGGTTTTTCAGGAGCCACGAGCCGGAGGATCTGGATGAATGCATCGCTTTCCTGTACAGAAGACGTTGCCGGAAGGCCAACAGGGCAGGTCGGATGGTGCCGGATGTGGACCAACGGAATGCACGTGGGCATATTCATAGAGCGTCGAGGTTGAAGGGGTGGCAGAAGAATCTCGTGATGATGTGGTTCGCGGCTTGCTTGAAGTACCTTCAGTCTGGTGTTCTGGAGATTGACGGGGAGGAGATTGATTTGTCGAGGCTTTTCGCCGGGGATGACAAGCATTCCGGTGTCAGCTTCGGGTGGAATGACCTTCTGGTCGAGGTGGCCAAGGAGAACACGCTTGGAAACATCGACCGGGTGGATGAGGAGCCGTTGTTCTCGGTGTTGTCGATTATGTGGCATAACTATAAGGAAAGGAAGAGAAATGAGCAGATTATCAAGGCTTCAAAGGCTCACTGAGTACCTTGCGGGGTTGAAGATCCATTCCTGCTGGTGTTGTGAGCACATCGACCCGATTTGCACGACCGCGCAGTCGGACGCCACTTCCAAGCTGGCGCATCTTTCGGGTGTGCAGGTGGTGGTCGCGCGTCCGGAGGTGCATCAGCGCGGGGATTCGGACACGTTCCGGGAAGAGTTGGGGACGGTGATCTTCGTGTTGGAGAAGGGGCTTGGGCTGGACAAGACGGAGGAATCGGAGAATGAGCAGTATTCACGGCTTCTGGAGATTGCGGATTTGATTCTGGCCTATATCGCCGAGGAGACCTCAAGCCAGAACTGCCGTCTTGTGACGGGTTTGGCGTTGGCTTCGGTGGATGTGGTTCCGGAGACAAGCGTCTTCGGCGGCTGGAGCGGGTACAGCATCGAACTATCATTTGAGTGATGGATGTCAGGGTGCGTTTTGTGAGCGAGATCCTTCAGGATGAGGGACAGAGGCTTCTGAGGAATCAGGGCAAGGCCATCGAGGCAAGGGTCAAGAAGCGTTCCGGGCGGCTGGAGTCGTCCAGGAGTGTTTCTGTGACCAGCGGCAACGGCGCTTCGGGGACTTTGACGTTCGTCCACGTGGCCTACGAGCGCTTCCTGGACATGAAGCGTCTCCAGCGTGGCGGCAAGTCCGTCAAGAGCAACCGCAAGATCCACAATCGCTATGTCTTCGGTGCTTTCGCCTCCATCGCCGAGCGTCTGATGAACGAGTTCACGGAGGATGCCGTCGCCCGGATAAAAGCGGCGGATCAGGGCAAACAATAAACAATTATCTATATGGCTAAAAGAATTACTGATGAGGATCTTCGGCTGAACCTGATTGTCAACGGGGATGGCGGCAGGAAGGAGATGCTTGCGCTGGACAGGCAGATGAAGGATTTGCAGAGTTCAACCAAAAGGACCAGGACTGAACTCAAGAATCTTGAGAAAGCCGGCAAGACCGGCTCACAGGAACACCAGAACCTGACGAAGACCCTGAAAGACCAGGAGAAGACCCTGACGGAATGCCGGGGAAAATACAACAAACTCAGGGATGCCATTTCCCTTGAGAACAAGACGCTGGCGGAACTCCGGAACCATCTGAAACTGACGCAGACGGCTCTTAGCAAGGCGGTCCCCGGAACGGAGAACTGGAAGAAGCTTAATGCCGAGGTCCAGCAGACAAAGGCAAGGCTTAAAGAGCTTACCTCACAGTCCGGGCAGACCAAGGGTGCGCTTGAGAAACTGTCAAGCGTCAAGGCCGGAGCTTTGGCGGCATTCGCAGCTATCGCCGGGGCAGTCAGAGGCGTGGCAAGGGCGTTCCAGAAGATAGTGGACTTCGAGCAGGCCAACGTCAACCTCTCCACTATCATCGGCAAGAACGTCAAGGACATCGAGGCGCTGACATATTCGGCGATGGAGCTTGGACGGACCACCGAATACACCGCCTCGCAGGTCACGCTGCTCCAGACAGAACTCGCGAAGCTGGGTTTCAAGGAGGGTGCGATCATGCAGATGCAGGAGTCCGTCCTGCACTTCGCCACGGCCATCGGGACCACCCTCCCGGAAGCGGCGGCGATGGCGGGAGCGACACTGAGGATGTTCGGGCTTGACGCCAAAGACACCGCCGACACCCTCGGGGTGCTGGTGCAGGGAGCCAACAACAGCGCGCTGAGCTTCTCCTACTACCAGACAGCGATGGCCACGGTCGGACCGGTGGCGAAGACATTCGGTTTCTCGCTCAGGGACACGGTCGCCCTGCTCGGCACACTGGCCAACGCTGGGTTTGACGCTTCTTCCGCGGCCACTGCCACAAGGAACATCCTGCTTAACCTCGCGGACTCAAGCGGCAAGCTGGCGGTGGCCTTAGGCAAGCCTGTAAGCACATTCCCTGAACTGATGTCCGGGCTGAGACAGCTGAAGGCGCAGGGAGTTGACCTTAACACCACGTTGGAACTGACCGACAAAAGGTCTGTCTCCGCCTTCAACACGTTCCTTGACGGAGCGGACGCTGCCTTGGCTCTGAGGGATTCGCTTGAGGATGTCAACGGCGTGCTGAAGAATACAGCCGAGGAAAGGATCAACACGGTCGAGGGTTCCGTCAAACTGCTCCAGTCCGCATGGGAGGGGCTGATCCTCTCGTTCAAGGAGTCTGCCGGACCGATCAAGAGCGTGATTGACTGGCTGACCCGAATGGTGGAGGGGCTGACGGAGCTGATCAATCTTGGAGGCCGGCAGGGATTCTTCTCCGAATATTCACAGGCCTTGGCTGAAATCAACCCCGAGACTGATCTGGGGCCGGGGGTGACGATGGAGAGCTACATCGCGTCCACCCGGGAGCTGTTGAAGAAAGAGGCAGAGGCCGCCAAGGCGAAGGCTGATTCGCAGAATGGGTTCGGAAGATGGTGGAGCGGTTCTGGCGACGCCGCGGAACTGGCAGCGAACAGACTCGAAGGATTCGACCTCGCCGCCACCCAGTACCTGAATGCGTCCGGTGGCGGAGCCGCCTCTTCTTCCTCTCCTGCGGGATCAACGCCGCCATCAAACCCACCAAGCCTCCAAAATCCGCAAAAAAACAAATCCCTCTGGTCATTGAGCAATGACGAGGCGTTCCTGACGGCCAAGGCGGAACTGACAAGGCGGTACAACGAGAAGGAGATCTCCTCACAGGAGGAATATGACGAAAGGATCTATCAGCTGGAGGTGGCGACGCTGACGGCGAGGCTGGCGGCTCATAAGGATAAGGGGGCGGACAGAGCCAAGATCGAGAATGAGTTGCAGGAGAAGACCAAGAAGCATTCGGAGGATGCGTTGAAGAAGCGGCAGGAGTACGAGAAGAAGGCGGCGGATCTGGCCAAGGAGGGAACAGCGATCATCAACGAGGCGGAGACTGACAAGACCAGGGCGGCGATGGATGGTGAAGAGGTTCGGTACCAGGCGGAATTGAAGAAGTTCAAGGAGACGCAGGTGCTGTACGAGAATCAGGCGGCGGTGCTGGAGGCTATCGAGAAGAAGCATCAGAATAAGCTATCAAAGATAGCACAAGATGGTTTTGACAGGCGCATTGCTACAATGGAAAGCGGCTACAAAGTTGATCGAGCTTCCATAACCGCAGACTATTCAACACAAATAGCGGCAGAACGCCCAAACTCCAGCAAGGCCGCTACTAAAACGAAAGAGCGTGATTATGCTCTTCTGGAATTGGATTTGAAACACCTTGAAGATCTCAAAGCAGAGCTGGAAAAGATAACTGCTGATAAAAACGCTCTTGGTATCAAACTATCCCAAGAAGATCTTGCCAAGTACAACCTAAAACTTGAAGAGACTAAGGCCAAGATCAACGAGTTGACCGCCTCAAAGGCCAAAAGCGATGGTGGATTCTTCTCCGGTACTGGAAAAGGGAGCCTGTTTGGTGTGTCGCAAGAGGAATGGAACACTTTTTTTGCGAACATCGATACCGGCAAAAATAAAGCGGAAAATCTTGCAACAGCTCTAAATGCTGTTGGAGGACTATCGCAGGAAGGCTTCCAGCTGGCAAGCAAGGCGATCGAGCTTACCAATGCCAAGGAAAACAAGGCATTCAACGAGTACAAGAAGAACAACGAGAAGAAAAAGAAGGATCTGAAATCCAGATATGATGCCGGATTGGTGTCACAGGAGCAGTACAACGCGAGGGTCGAGGAGATGGAAGCAGAGGAAGAGGCAAAGCGCGAGGAGATGGAGATCAAACAAGCAAAGAGGACGAAAGCGCTCAATCTGGTGCAGTCCATCATCAACACGGCTTTGTCGGTCACCAAGACCTTGGCGCAATGGGGCTGGCCAGCCGGTGCGGCTCCTGCCGCGATCGTGGCCGCT